CAAAATGGCCAGACAGTCTGGTAAGTCTACTACCATCCTTGCATACCTACTTCACTACATACTTTTCAACGAAAATGTTTCAGTCGCAGTTCTTGCAAACAAGAAAACAACTGCAATGGAACTTCTTGGAAGATTGCAACTTGCATACGAACATATGCCAAAGTGGTTGCAACAAGGAATATTGATATGGAACAAAGGAAACATTGAGTTAGAAAACGGCTCAAAGATTCTTGCTAGTTCGACTTCTGGTTCTGCTATTCGAGGTGGTACTTTCAATATCATCTTCTTAGATGAGTTTGCATTTGTCCCACACAATATTTCCGAAGAGTTTTTTAGTTCTGTATATCCAACTATTTCTTCTGGTAAAACCACCAAAGTATTCATAGTCTCTACTCCAAATGGAATGAATCTATTTTACAAATTGTGGTCAGATGCTGAAGAAGGACTAAATGATTATTCTCCTATTTCAGTTCATTGGTCACAGGTTCCAGAAAGAGATGAAAAGTGGAAAGAGAAGACGATACGGAATACTTCAGAGCGACAGTTTCAACAAGAATTTGAATGTTCGTTTTTAGGAAGTTCCAATACTCTTATTTCTACAGAGAAACTTCTTGCGATGCCTTACAAGACACCAATTTATACATTTGATGGATTGGACATCTACCAAGAACCGATTGAAAATCACACATATGTTATGGTGTGTGATGTTGCAAGGGGAGTTGGTCTGGATTATTCTGCATTTTCTATATTTGATGTGAGTAAACAACCATACCGTCAAGTTGGTAAGTATCGTAAAAATGATATTTCACCTATGTTATATCCTAATATTATCTACACAACTGCTCGCAAATATAACGAAGCATTTGTACTAGTAGAGGTGAATGATATTGGACAACAGGTGGCTGACATACTTTATCATGATATGGAATACGAGAATATGATGATGGTCACGATGCATGGTAGGAATGGTCAACAAATAGGTGGAGGTTTTTCTAAAAATGTCTCAATGGGAATTCGCACAACAAAACAGGTTAAACGAATTGGTTGTGCAACTCTTAAAGATTTGATAGAAAGAGACAACTTAATAATAGAAGACTTTGATACAATAGGTGAACTAACGACATTTATTGGAAAAAGTACATCATGGGAAGCAGATGCCGGAGCTCACGATGATCTAGTGATGGGATGTGTCCTCTTTTCTTGGTTAGTCCAACAGCGGTACTTCAGAGAACTCACAGACCAAGATATAAGGGAAAAAATGTTTTCCGAGCAAATGAGAATGATTGAAGAGGAATTGGTTCCCTTTGGTTTCTTAGAAGACGGCCAAGAAGAAGAGATAGAAATTCCAGGCGATGATAGTGTTTGGAAACCAGCAGGAGAAGAATGGCAGAGAGAATTATACTAGAGATATTCTTTCTTCTTGGTTTCGGATTCAAATCCAAAATCGTCCTCTGCTTCTGTTTCTGTTGTAAGCAGTTTCATTAGAATTGCATCTATTTCTGCTGTCAGATCTGGTCGAAGATTGCGAAGTTTATAAAGATACTTAACACTCTCTTTTTCAACCATCTCTTGACTAACACGAACAGAAGAGTAACTTTTTTTATTTTGACTTTTTGTCTGAAGAACTAGATGTTCTGGATTGACACAATCATTGGTTTCGCAAGTTTGATGCACCACCATGTTCTCTGCAATGTCTCCATTATAAAGGAGATATGCAAATCTATGTGCAGGAGTTGATTTTCCATCATAGGAAAACATTCCATATCCCTGTTTCTGTTTAGAAGCAGTCCAGAGATGACAGTCTTCTGTTTTTTTAACTTTTGATTCAAAGCGGATAACCGCTTTTTCTGGATAATTGTTCATGTTTACCATACACTAAATATTATTCATCAATTATGTATATTTATAAATATTCTATAAGGACAAGTGTAAAAGTTCTAAAGAATCTCACAACTATTAACGGAGAATAGTATTATGGCCTTTCAAGTAAGCCCAGGCGTCAACACCTCAGAAATCGACTTAACTAATGTTGTAGTTGCTGCTGGAACCTCTATGGGTGGAGCAGTAGGACGGTTTCGTTGGGGGCCAATCGAAGATGTTACATTGGTTACTGATGAAGACAATCTAGTACAAATATTTCAAAAACCAAACGATGATAACTTCATCGACTTTTTTACCGCTGCAAACTTCCTTTCGTATTCAAGTGCGATAAATGTTGTTCGTGCTGCAAATACTACTGTAAGTGATGCATCCGCACCAAAGAACTCTGCTGCGATTACTGCAAGCACTTATACTGCAATTCAGATTACAGATTCCGATGATTATTATAATAGTTACGATGCGGAATATGGTGGAAGTACAGTATATGGTGGAACTGCTCCTTTGATTGCAAAGTGGGCTGGTGTTTTAGGTAACAGTTTAAAAATGTCACTCTGTCCTGCTGATAGAGCTGCATCAGTTGGTAATCTTACTGGAACAGTTGCATGGACTGCATCAAGTGGTGCTTTGGCAGGATCAAGTACAACATTCTTGACTGACCTTCAAGTCGGCGACACGATAGATATACAATCTGCAACTGGTGGATTTGTTGTTGTTTCGATAGCATCCGCAACCGCAGCTGTTGTACGTGCAAAGACACATGCCGCAGATATTGCTTCTGGTAAAACTCTTTCAAGACAAAAACGTTCAGTTTATTCACAACAATCATCACAGATGATTGGAACAGTCGCAACTGCTGCTGACTCAGCAACTGTAACTGGAACTGCAACATATTTTTCCACACAACTTACAGTTGGAGACTTAATTACAATTGGTGGAGAAACACGAAGAGTTTCCGCAATTGCATCTGCAACTTCATTAACAGTTGGAAGTAAGTTCATCGGTGTAAATTCTAGTGTTGCTTTTGAAAGAAAATGGGAATATGCAGATTCTTTCAACGAAGGAGCTCCTGGCACATCCGCAACTGCTGCAGACAAAAGTCTATCAAATGATGAAATTCACGTTGCAATCATAGATGAAGACGGAGAATGGACAGGTTCAGTAGGTGAAGTAGTAGAAGCATGGGGAAATCTTTCAGTTATGAAGGGTGCAAAATCTTCCGATGGTGAAGAAGTATATTACAAGAACTTCCTGAATAGTAATTCTGCATTTGTTTGGTGGGTAAAACATCCTACAATCAATACAATCGCCATGGCAGGATCTGCTAATCAAATTACATCACAAACTAAGACATATACTGCTTGGGGTGTGGATGCAACAACAGCAGCTGGATTGACAAATACTGGTGGAGATGGAACAGAATTTTTCTGTGGTTCAAAACCAATTTCAGTAAGTTTTATTGGTGGAACTGATGGTTCTACACCAACTACTGCTGATGTTATTCGTGCATATGATAAGTTCAAATCAGCAGAAGATGTTGATATGTCACTCATCACTACTGCCGCTCATGGTTCAACAGTTGTTCGTCATGTTATTAATCAAGTTGCGGAATCACGTAAAGATTGTATTGCGTTCTTTTCACCAGAAAAAGCAGATGTTGTTGGAGTTACAGATTCTTCAACCGCAACAGGGAATGTCACAGATTATCGTGATGCTGTAAATATGAACACTTCATATGCAGTTATGGATTCTGGTTGGAAATATCAATTCGACAAACATAACGACAAGTATCGTTTCGTTCCTTTGAACGGAGATGTTGCTGGTCTTTGTGCTCACACAGATCAAGTCCGTGATCCTTTTTGGTCACCGGCTGGATTCTCAAGAGGTCAAATCAAAGGAGTTGTTAAACTTCCTTTCAATCCAAAGAAGGCAGAACGAGATAAGTTATATTCTGCTGGTGTAAATCCGATTGTTTCTTTTCCAGGCGAAGGTGTAGTAATGTTTGGTGATAAGACACAGTTGACTAAACCATCTGCGTTTGATAGAATCAATGTAAGACGATTGTTCATTCTTCTGGAAAAAGCGATTGCAAATGCTGCAAGATTCCAGTTGTTTGAATTCAACGATGAGTTCACACGTTCACAATTTGTTTCCATAGTAGAACCTTTCTTGCGTGATATTCAAGGAAGAGGCGGAATACAAGATTTTAGTGTTGTGTGTGATGCTTCAAATAATACTCCACAAGTTGTAGATTCAAATTCGTTTAGAGGTGACATTTTTGTCAAACCTTCACGTTCTATCAACTTCATCCAACTCAACTTTGTTGCAGTTAGAAGTGGTGTGGAATTTTCTGAAGTCGTTGGTGCTGTTTAATATTTTTGATATAAATAATTACAATAAGTTTAATTTGGAGAAAATAACAAATGGCAACTACATTATCAACTTTTAAGACGGCGCTTTCTCATGGAGGCGCCCGTCCCAGTTTATTTGATGTTACAGTATCAAAACCATCTCTTGTCTCAGGAAGTTTTGATGATATGGCGACACAATGCACCGTGTCTGCTATACCACCCCTTACTGTAACTCCTATAGAAAGACAGTATTTTGGTCGGACTGTAAAAATTCCAGGCGACATGGTATTTGGAGATTTATCTACATCTATCATTAATACTGAAAATTTTTCTATAAGGAAACCATTAGAAGATTGGATGAATAAAATTAATAACACAGGAACAAATTATGGGTATAGTGACAACAGTTCAGCATTCGGTTCTGTGACTTTAACTCAATATAATAAATTGGGAAAGTCTCTATTAACTTGGACATTTGTTGATTGTTGGCCACAAACTATTACAGAGATTGCATTGAGTTACGATACAGCAAGTGATATAGAACAATTTGATGTAACATGGGCATATAATTATTATACACAGGGTAAAGGGACTGCAACTACAGCAGCCACCCTTGCAAAACAACTATAAAGGAAAGTAATGACATTTTCAGCAACGACATTTAAAGGTAATCTTTCCAAAGCAGGAGGGGGAGCTCGTCCTGCGTTATATTCAGTCAAAATAAACTCTGCAAATCCTGGCGTTGTTCCATCTTTAACATCAGCAGAAACAATATTAGTAAAAGCTGCTGCGTTGCCCGCATCAAACATTGCACCTCTTGCAGTCAATTATGCAGGAAGAGCATATAAGTGGCAAGGTTTTCGGACATACGATATTTGGAATGTGACTGTTATAAACGATGAGAGTTTTTCTATTAGAAATAAAATGATGGAATGGATGAGAGCTCTTTCGGGAAAAATGGATGGAACAAGAGATGGTAAATATGGAGATCCTTCCAAGTCTAACACCGGAACATGGTTTGATGGAGATGCAACTGTAACACAACTTGGAACAGATGGTCAAGTAAAACAAAATTATACACTGTACAATCTTTGGCCAACGGAACTTGGAGAAATCGCAGTTGATTGGTCGAGTGATATAATGGAAGAATATACCATTGGATTTGCATATGATTATTGGAGTCAGGGAACTGGCACTTCTTCTCAAAGCAACGTACCACCACCACCAGCTGCTGGTTAATATAACAGTAAAAAAATGAATGACAGATCCAATTATACCAAGTC